GTGGTCTCGCGGCTGGCGGTACTGCGCTTTACAGGGCGGTGAAAGACTGATGAGCAAGAAATCTAGCGGCATCAACCCTGACCTGGAACTGGCTGTCAGTGACCTCCTGAAACAGGTCATGTCTGACGGCGGTGTTGAACTTGAAATCAAACTCAAGGTCATTGACCGTGCAATGAATCTTGAAAAGATTAAACAAAAGATGGCAGACGATGCCTACGGCTCTGGCTTTCTGACAGAGGATGATGTCTAATGGCGGTGCAACAACCGTTGGGGACAAACCGTGGATGCTACTGTTATAGCGCTCGTGCGCACGGCCTTGGCCGTCGTCACGGCTCGATTGCTGACCCTCATGGGTTTGTGGATGACGTTCGGACTCGCTGCTTGGGCTATGTATGCGCCGACTATGGAGCGCCTTTACATCGCCGGAGGGTTTGCGGTTCTGGTCTTCATCCCAAGCCTGACCAAAGAAGCGCGTGGACCTAAGAAGGAGATCACCCGTGAAAAACCGCAGCAACAAGAATAGCACCAGAGACGCCTATCACCCTGGCGACGCCATTCCTTCCGTTCCTGTGCGCCCTCAGAAGCCCCGTGACGGCTACGGATATGGCGGCGGCACGTTCACGCCCGGCAAGATGCCTCTTGGCGGCTTCCAGTCTGTCTGGAACTTCTCTGGTCGTCCCGACGACTACAAGAACTCGCCGGTCAGCAAGCCTGAAAAGGGTGGCGTCTGATGGCACAGTCAACCTTTTCCATGACCCAGCACGGGCGGTCTGAGCCGTTTGAGCTGCAAGTGTCTAGAGGCCAAGTCCCGTATCATTCGGCTCAGAACATCTTTGGCTATGGCACCACCCCGGCTACTGCGGGCTTGTTCCGCACGGTCTGGGAAAACATGGCGACGGTTGACTATGTGTTCCCTTCGTCCGCAACGACCATGACCTTGACGGGGGGCGCGGGTGACACGGCCACCATCACGATTGTCGGGCTTGATGCAAATTACAACATTTTGACGGAAAACCTTGCGCTCAATGGAGCAACAGGCGTGACAACCGTCAATGCTTACTTCCGCATCAATAGCATGTTTGTGGCTACCGGAAGTGCTACTAATCCATCCAACACCGTGACGTTGACCAATGGCGGCGTGACGTATGCCCAGATCAACACGGCAACAGTCAACGGTGTAACGGGTAGCATTGGAACAACTCAAATGGCAGTGTACACAGTGCCTGCGGGGAGTACGTTTCACGGCTTCAGATATGGATCTTATTCTTCATTTAACGGCAACACCTCGAACTACACGACATACCGTGCCGTAACTAACTTGTCGTCCGGAGTGCAACGTATAGTTGTGCAAACTCCGTTTAATACGACCTATGACGTTCAACGTTATTTTCCATTCCCATACACAGCGGGAACGGATTTAAGGTTTCAAATTGCCTCTAGTGCTGCAACGGCTGCTGTCGTTAGCGTCAACGTCGGTGGCGTTCTGGTTGCCAACGAAGTTACAGCGGTAGGCTACTGATGGCAAAACGAGGCTTGTACGCAAACATTCACGCCAAGCGCCGCCGCATCAAGGCTGGGAGCGGTGAACGTATGCGTAAGCCCGGCTCCAAGGGAGCGCCTACGGCTAAGGCGTTCCGTCAATCCAAGAAGACAGCGAGGCGCTAATGGCTGGTCCCTCTCTCAGTGTTGGTCGCGGTGAAAAGCAGTCGGTGAAGGCTGGCGGTGGCCTCACTGAGAAAGGCCGTCGCAAGTACAACAAGGCCACTGGCTCGAAGCTGAAGGCCCCGACCAAAGACCCCAAGAACCCCCGTCACAAAAGCTTCTGCGCTCGGTCAAAAAAGTGGAAAGGAGAGCGTGGTAAGGCGGCTAGAAGGCGTTGGGGATGTCGGTGAATGGACCCGATCACAATCTTGGCTTTAGCCAAGGGTAGCTACGAAGCCATCAAGGCTGGCATTTCCGTTGGTAAGGAAATGCAAGGCATGTTCGGCGATGTAATGTCGCTTCTGGACAGTGCCGGAAAATTGACACGCATTGCCGCTCAGCCCGCCAAGGGCAACATGTTTTCAGACAAGACGGCTGAACAAATCGCCGTCGAGGCATTTGCCGCCAAAGCTCAAGTTGAAGAGATGATGGCAGAGGTGAAGAACTCCTTCATCTCTGAGTATGGCATTTTGGCGTGGGACGAGATATTAAAAGAGACCACTCGGATCAAGAAAGAGCAGGTTGCGGCTCGTCTTCAGGCTCAAAAAGAGCAGGAGGAACTGATGTATAATGTTATGGTATACGGGTCTGCTTTCCTTCTGTTTGTCGTTGTCGCCGCTTGCGGATTGTTGGCCGCAATCGCTTTCGTTCACTAGGAGCACCCCCATGCACATGAGCCAGGCGGGCATAGACGCCCTTCTCAAGAAGTTTGAAGGCTGCAAGCTGACGGCCTACCGTTGCCCAGCTAATGTGTGCACCATTGGCTACGGCCATACATCTGCTGCGGGCGCTCCTGAAGTGCGCGACGGCATGAAGATCACGCAAGCTGATGCAGAAGCCATCCTGAGGCACGACTTGGTGAAGTACGAGACCGCTGTCGAAGGAATGGTGAAACAGCCGCTTAACCAGAACCAGTTCGATGTGCTCGTGGACTTTGCGTATAACGCAGGCGTGGGCAATCTGAAATCGTCTACCCTCCTGAAAAAAATCAATACGGCCAAGTTTGACGAGGTTCCGGCTGAATTGATGAAGTGGACGAAGGGCGGCGGAAAGGTTTTGCCGGGTCTTGTACGCCGCAGGCAGGCTGAAGTGGCATGGTGGAACAAAGGCGATGAACATCCTATTGAAGCTCAAGACCACCGCACAGAACCAGACGCTATTCCTGTACGAACAATGGCGGACAGCAAACAAGGTAATGCGGCGCTCCTTACGGCGGGCATTGGAGGATTGGGAGCTGCTAAGGAGGTGGCTGCGCAAGCGCAAGACGCGTCTGACACGGCAAATCAGCTTATTGGCCTACTCAGCAACACCAATTTCCTTGCACTGTCCGCCATCGTACTCTTGGCCGCAGGCATCTGGTACTGGCGCAAGCAGCACATGGAGGAACACGGTGTTTAGCCTTCTGTTCACGCCCCTAGGTCGCTACATCGCCATTGGAATGTTAGTCGTTGGACTAACTAGTTGTGTCTATTTCAAAATCAGAGCGGATGCCATTGCCGAAATCGAGGCGAAGGCAACCGCCGACGCGTTAAGGAGAACGCAAAATGCGATACGTGCTGGTGATGCCGTTGATGTTTCTCCTGACCGGGTGCTCAACTCTGACGGGCACCGTAGAGACTAACAGGAGCGCGTGTGAGGTCTGGAAGGACGTCTCCTGGTCGTCCAAAGACACCACCCAGACCATTATTGAAGTGAAGATCAACAACGCGCGCCGTGAAGGCTACTGCGGCTGATCTTCGGTCTCTGCTTCCTGCGGCAACTTACCTTCAAAGACGTAAGTGCCCACATGGGCGGGCGTCATCCACGGCGCAGCCCACACCTTGCCGCCAATGTTCCGCCATTCACGGCAGAAGTGATAGTCTTCTGACAGAAGACGCTCTGTGCCAGGCTCGATGCTGATCGAGAAGAAGTTATGGATGCGCTCCTTCTGCTCCAGCGTCCCAGACAAGTCCACCATGTCATTGCAGTAGCTCGGCGTAATTTCTTTAAGCTTTTCAAACACTTCGCGTTTGATCAACATCATGCCAGTGCCGCCAGCCCAGACCTCGAACGGCTCATCTGTCTTGACGCTTACGCTCCCCACATAATCTACAAGGTTAAGTACCCAAGACCCTGTGTGGAACTTCAACTCTTCGTCTGGCACTCCATCTGCAATGGCGGAACGAACGCTGAACCAGTTAATTTCCTTCTTGGGATAAATGCCGCAAATAATGTCCTTGTCGGCTTCGATCATCTTGTGAACACCGGCGCCGTCAAAGCTGAGGTCGGCGTCGATGAACAGAAGGTGAGTGCAGTCCGTCTTCAGGAACGTATGCGCCAGGCTGTTGCGGGCTCGCTGGATCAGGCTCTCATTGAACATGAATGAGATGGCGGAGTGAATGCCGTGTTGACCAAAAACCTGCTGCATCATCACGAGACTCTGCGCGTAGAACCCCGTGCACATGCCGCCGTACATGGGAGTGGCGATAAAAACTTTGATTTGATCAGACATTGTATTCTCCGGTTTTGGGCAGTTCGGGCGCAAATTTCTGAGCAATAGAAGCCGTCATGGCGTCTTCGGCTTCTCTATCC